TAACTTACCGTATCTAAACGCAACTAAACTATTGAAAAATAAGGTATTTACTTTATATTTTTTGTATATATATTGTTCTATGGGCTTTTTATAAGCCGTCTTAATTAAGATGATTTTAAAAGGATTAACTATGTTTAAAAAACTGTTAGAACTACGCCAACAAAAAGCGGAAAAAGTCGCAGCAATGCGCGCTATGTTAGACAAAGCGGAACAAGAAAACCGCTCATTGACCGAAACCGAAAACATTGATTTTGAAAAGTTGAAAGATTTGGTCAAACAATTGAGCGATGAAATCGCCCGTTATGAAACGGTGGCCGATGAAGAACGTAACATTGCCGACAAAGGCAAGCCGGTAGAAACACGCGGTAAAACCTTCAGCAATGACGAACTACGCCACTACATTAAAACGGGTGAATTACGAAATATTTCCACCACCGGTCAAGAAGATGGCGGTTATACCGTGATTCCACAATTGGATAAAGACGTAATGAAACGCTTAACCGATGATAGCGTGATGCGTCAAATTTGTAACGTGGTCCGCTTGCCGGTTGGTGCGAAAGAATACAAAAAACTTGTTTCCGCCGGTGGTGCAGTAGTGGCCCATGGTGAGGAAGGTCAAGCCCGCAATGGCACCACCACACCGAAACTCCATGAAGTCGCCATTGCTTTAAATCCTATCTATGCCTATCCGAAAACTACTCAAGAAATTTTGGACTTCTCTAGTATTGATGTTTTAGGTTGGTTGACCGATGAAATTACCGAAAGCTTCACCGAAACCGAAGAAACCGACTTAACCGGCGGTGACGGCACGAAGAAATCAAAAGGCTTCTTGTCCTATGAACGTTCTACCGAAGCGGACAAAGTACGCGCCTTTGGTAAGTTACAAAAATTAGAAGTTGCCGGTGCCGACAAAATCACCGCCGATACGCTCATTGATTTGTTCTACACCTTACACAGCAAATACCGTAAAAATGCCGTTTGGGTGATGTCTTCCACCATTGCGGCGGCATTACAAAAACTCAAAAACAAAAACGGCGATTTTATTTGGCGTGATGGTTTAACCGTAGATGCGCCTTCTACCCTTTTAGGTCGTCCGGTTTACTTCCTTGAGACCATGCCGGCAAGTGGTGCCAATAAACCGGTAGTTGCCTTTGGTGACTTCAAACGCGGTTACTTCATTGTAGATCACGAAACCGGCGTAAGAACCCGCCCTGATAACATTACCGAACCGGGCTTCTATAAAGTCCATACCGATAAATATCTTGGTGGTGGCGTGGTAGATAGTAACGCAATCAAGTTCATTGAAGTTACGGCTTAATCGTCAAATTCCAACGGGGGCAATTAAGCCCCCTTTTTGTTAAAAGGGAAAGTATGAATAAAGAATTTGAAATCCGCTCATCCGAAATCACCGCAGACAGCGAGAATAAAAAACTGGTTGGCTATGTGGTGAAGTGGAACAGCCCTTCTGAAGTGCTTTATTGCGATTTTGTAGAACAATTCAGTGCGAATGCGTTTAGTGAAAGTTTAAGCAGCGGTGCCGATGTACGGGCATTATTTGAACACGATCATACCAAACTATTAGGGCGTACCCGTGCGGGAACCTTAAAACTGGAAGAAGACGCAATAGGCTTACGTTTTGAATTAATGCCACCTGATACCACCTTAGGGCGTGATTTGTTGGTAAGTGTTGAACGCGGCGATATTGGCGGGATGTCTTTTGGCTTTTGGGCTAAAGAAGAAACATGGAATTTTGATGTAGAGCCTTGTCAACGCACAGTGGCCAAAGCGGAATTATTTGAAATTACCGTTACCAGCATTCCTGCCTATCCTGAAAGTAGCGTTGAGATTGCCAAACGATCAATGGCAACCGCGAAGGGAAAAACGCAAGGAAAATCCACCGCACTTTTGAAACAGTGGCTTGATGTGGCGGAGGCGTAATATGTGGAACCCGTTCAGACGAAAAGAACAACGCAGCGCACCGATGGCAATTAATGAGCTGCTTTCTTATCTTGGCGTATCAAACACCGGCGCGGGGGAATTTGTCAGCCCAAACACGGCGGAAAGTTTACCGGCGGTGATGAGTGCCGTTACTGTTATTTCTGAAGCAGTGGCCAGTATGCCTTGTTATTTGTATCAGCTTAAAGACGATGGCCGCGAGCGCGTTTATCGTCACCCGGTGGACTATCTCTTAAATGAAATGCCAAACCGTAGCCAAACACCGTATCAATTCAAATATACCATGATGCGTCACTGCCTATTAAACGGTAACGCTTATGCGGTGATTGAATGGAACAGCAAAGGCGAACCAATCAGCCTTACCCCGTATGAACCAAGTGCGGTCAATATCTATCGCAAAGTTGGCGGCGAGTATATCTATCAAATTACCGATTTAGACGGCAATACCAAAAACTATCTTCAAGATGAAATCCTACATTTACGCCATTCATCCCTTGATGGCTTTATGGGTCGTTCGCCAATTACAATTTGCCGTGAAACCGTGGGCTTAGGAATTGCTCAACAGAAACACGGATTGGCAGTGATGAAAAACGGATTAATGGCGAGCGGATTAATTACTACCGCCGAATGGTTGGATGATGCCAAAGCACAAAAAGCGGTAAAAGCCCTTGAACGTTACAAAGGCGCGAAGAATGCCGGGAAAACACCAATCCTTGAAGGCTCAATGGAATATAAACAGTTAGGCATGACGAACCAAGATGCGGAATGGTTAGCAAGCCGTACGTTCACAATTTCCGATATTGCCCGAATCTACAACATTAGCCCGATTTTCCTTCAAGACTATTCCAATAGCAGTTATTCAAACTTTAGTGAAGCCAGTCGAGCCTTTTTATCGCAAACCTTGCGCCCTTGGCTAACCAATTTTGAACAGCAGCTAAAAGATGCCTTGATGATTGATTTAGGTAGCAACAGCAAGAAACGTTACTTAATCGAATTTGATACAAGCGACTTATTGCGCACAAGTCAAAGCGAGCGTTTCAAGAGTTACGATGTGGCAATTAAAGCCGGTGTAATGTGCCCAAATGAAGTCCGCCGCCGTGAAGGTTTACCGCCTTATGAGGGTGGAGAAGAATTTAGCCAAGCATGGAAACAAACCGTAGAAGTGAAACGAGGTGATGAACAAGAACCAGGGGTAAGCAATGGCAATCATGATTAAGGCCGGAAAGTATAACAAGGTGATTAGCCTACAAAAGCAAGTGAACGAACAGAACGACTACGGCGGTATTGTGAGTAAATGGAAAACCGTTGCCAATATCCGGGCGGCGGTTGAACCATTACAAGGTAGAGAGTTCTTCTCCGGTGCGGTGCCATTAAATGAAAATACTGTGCGCATTCGCATACGTTACGGAACTAATGTTGATAACACTATGCGCGTGAAATATGGGAACCGTTCGCTAGAGATAATCAACATTATTGATAGTAAAGAAGCGCACAAAGAACTGCAGCTTATCTGTAAGGAGTTGACCGGCAATGGCGGAAATTAATTTAACGATTGATGAAATCAAAGCGCACTTAAATCTTGATCATGATTTAGATGATGAATTACTGGAAGCCTATAAGGTGGCCACATTGGAAGTATGCCAAAAACATATTGGCAAAACCTTTGGGGAAGAAGAAACGGAAAAGACCATACCTTTTACCCCGGCGATTAAGATTGGTTGCTTAATGTATATCGCCTATCTCTACACGAACCGCGAAGCCGTCACAGACTTAGCCAACCTTAAACCGGCACCTATGACGATTTCCGCATTGTGGGAAGTGTATAGAGAACCGTGCGCTTACTAAGGATTTAGTAACCGATGCCATACCAACCATTAAGACGTTGTAGCTATCCCGGATGTAGAAACAAAGTAAAGTCCGGTAGATGCGAGGAGCACAAGCCAAAAGACAACCGCCCAAACAGTAGCGCACGCGGTTACGACCACAAGTGGAGCAAATACCGCGAACAATACTTAAAGCATCATCCCCTTTGTGTGATGTGCTTAGAGCAAGGCAAATACACACCGGCAACAGTGATAGACCATATCAAGCCGGTAGAGAACGGACAATCCGATCCATTGTTTTGGGTAGCAAGCAATCATCAGCCTTTATGTCGTGATTGTCACAGCTATAAAACACGAGTGATAGACCAACGCGGATTTGGGGCGAAGAAGTGAACCGTTTCGATATCGAAACAATTAAGGGATGTACATATGTACATAGTTGAGTTGTGGTCATATGGTAACAACTGAATGATGGTGATATATCCACAGTTGAAATAATGATTGACCGGGTAGGGGCAATTTCAAAAAGAAAAGATAAATCCTACGTAACCGCCCCCCTACTCAAATTTTTACGCAAGGCAAATTTTTTGAAAATAAGGAAAAGCATAAATGACGAAACGAACCAAATATAAAGCCCCTGATTTCTTAGACGAACTGGCTAAAAGCCAATGGAAAGCACGCATTACGCAGCTTTCGGATCGTGGCGATATTAAACCGGAAGATTTAACCAATCTTGAAATCTACTGTATTAACTATTCACTATTCCGAAGTGCGGTAGCGGATATTGCGAAAAACGGCTTTTCCATTGTAAACAGTCAAGGTACGCAATCACGCAATCCGGCACTATCAGCGAAAGCCGATGCGGAAAAAGTGATGATCAAGATGTCCGCACTTTTGGGCTTTGACCCGGTAAGTCGCCGTAAAAATCCAGTAGAAACAGACGTTACTGATATGTTGGATGAAATCCTCACAATGTAGGCGAAAAATGGAAATCTGGCACGAATACGCGAAAAAAGTTCAAACAGGTGAAATAGTGGCTTGTAAGAAGATAAAACAAGCCGTAGAGCGTTATTTTAACGATTTAAACAATCCCGGTTATTTCTTTGATGCTGGAGCAGTTAATAAGTTTTTAGCTTTCTCGAAACTATGCCCGCACGTTAAAGGACACTTGCGCGGCGAGCCGATTATTCTTTCAGATTGGCAAGTATTCCTCTTTGCCAACATTCTGGGCTTTAAACGAAAAGATACAGGATTAAGAAAATATCGCTCCGCTTACATTCAAGTGGCAAGAAAAAACGCTAAATCAACTGTGGCAGCCGTTTTGGCCAATTGGTTTTTGGTGATGGAAGGCGGCCAGCAAGACATTTACACGGCAGCCGTGAGTCGAGACCAAGCCCGAATCGTTTTTGATGATGCGCGTCAAATGTGCTTACTTTCGCCTTTACTAAAAAAACGGCTCAATATTCAACAGCACAAACTCATCAACCCTAAGAACAACAGCATCATGCGACCATTGGCCGCTAAATCCTCAACCATTGAAGGCACAAATCCTAGTTTAGCGATTGTTGATGAATATCACCTACACACAGATAACAGCGTATATAGCGCATTAGAGCTAGGACAAGGCGCACGCCCTGAAGGTTTACTCTTTGCCATTACAACAGCGGGAAGTAACGTTATTTCAGCCTGTAAACAGCATTATGATTATTGCGCTCAAATCCTTGAAGGAAATGAGCAGAATGAAAGCCTATTTGTGTTGATTTTTGAGTTAGACGAAGAAAGCGAAATCGACAATCAAGAGAACTGGATAAAAGCAAATCCAAATATAGGTAAATCCATTCCTTACCTTGATTTTGAGAACACAATCAAGAAGGCTAGGGGTATTCCTTCCGAATGGGTAGAAATGCTAACCAAGCGTTTTAATGTATGGTGTCAAGGCTCTACGCCGTGGCTAGGTGATGGAAACTGGGTGCAATGCGCACGGCAGACCACG